ATACCTCATAAGGGTATAGCATATAGGTAAAGTAAAAAGAAGCAGTTCTAGTGGCTGTATCAGTGCTAATGCCTGTAACGATACCACTGTTGGCTAGTCTACCTGTTTGGTTTTTTAACTGCCCATCAACTCCCATGTGCTTTTTTGCATACAAGAATAGAGTTAAGTTAAGTAACCTCTCTAAACTAACAGGAGATATGAACCTACCTTTTTTATCTCTAAGTAACGTTCCTCCGCTTACAGATATAGTAGATTTTCTATTAACTCTTTTTGTTTCCTGATTAGTTAACTCTTCAATATCTTCATTAGCCATACGCCTTAGAATATCAGTTACTAAAGCGTCTGCTGCTTCTTCGAAATCTTGTTGCTCGTTTTCGCCTAAAGAAAGCTCTTCTCCACGTTTATTACTTCGTATTCTTATAGTTCCTTCTAACTCTAAAGCTTTCAGTTCTGCTTTTTCTAGTATCTCTAGTTGCTGACCTGACAATCTGCCCTTATATTTATTTCCCAGCTCTTTTATAAGAGTGTCTCTAAATACTTGAGAAGCCATTAGATGTACCTATATAAGTCTAGCCCAGCCCTTATATGCGGAGGTATAATAGAAGGATCTAGATAGGTTACCGTTTCTCCCCCTAAAGATTTGGATTTATTGAACTCTCTCTTGTAGAAATAAGATATAAGTTCAAAACAAGGTACTTTTAAACCCTCAGGCACTTCTGAAAAGCCCCAAGTATAATCAACTCTAGCGTTAACAGAGTCTTCAAAGTCTACCTCTACAGTACCTTCTTCTTGCCTAAGCCAATAATCAAACTCCCTACTATCCTCTATTAAGTCGATATTCTCTATAGATTGGACTGGAGCATTTGGAAGGATAAAGCCGCCTTCAGAGATCAAAACACGTTCACCAGTTACTGTTGTGGTTTCGAACTTAGTGCCGCAATACCTCTGTATAAAGTCATTAACATACGCAACTAGAGGGGTTAGTTTGTTATCCTGATTAGGAGAGTTAATATCTGCGTAACTCTTATAATCTTCTAGTAAAATCATTTTTTATTCCCCTTATAACAAAAAAGGCCGGCCATCGGCCAGCCTTTTATATGTTAATAACTATTAGGTAGCAGCGTAAGTGATAGCTACGACACCTTTACCATTTCCACTACCAGGAGTAGCTTCGATTAAAGGCTCTAAGTTAAGACGTTGAGTAGCTACGAAGATACGACGATCTTTCTCTACGTCAAAGTCAGTTTTAACAGTAGCTCCACGTTGACGAGCAACCATGAAGTTAGTTTTATTAACCATTACAGCGAAAGCAGTGTCTACAGCTTTAGCAGCAAAGTGGTTAGAAACGATAACCGGCATTCCGTAGATGTTACCTACTTCACCGTTAAGTTTAGTAGACGCGCTACCAACTTGTTGTACGTCGCCCCATTCACTGTCTTCAAGTAAGTCCCAATAAGCATCTTGAGAAACTACTAGAGCAATTTCGTTTAGCTTGATACCATACAGACCTAACTTACGACGTGCTTTAAGGATTTCTTTAGCAGTTACTAGAACAGATCCGTCTGCTTTAGCTGCTGAAGCTTGTACTGCACCTGCAGCCGTAGCTTGAGTTACAAGACCTTTTGGTTGTCCTGTACCAGAACCTAGCAAGAATGCACGATCGATTTCGTTAGCGTGAGCTTCTACTAAGTGTTGACGTAGTAAAGGTACTAGCGCGATAATTGCGTCTTCGTCAGTTTCTTCTGTTAAGAAAGTCTTAGCAGCTAGCTTGAACGTTTTTAGTGTGCGTTCTGTTAACGCGACTGATAGTTCGTCACCAGTAGATGCTGCTTTACCGTAGTCTGCTGCGTCAACCCATGAAGCGTTCTTACGGTCTGGGTTAATTGGAAGAGTCATCTGCTTAGCATTCATAACTACTTCGTCAAACAAAGGAGCAACTACTAATTCTGCTTGGATATCACGAATTAAGTTAGTAGAGAATTCAGTCTCATAACTTTCGCTAGATACCTGGATACTAGAACTAGAGTTTACCGCTTTTACACGTTCTTTGAACGACTTACCATAAGAGGTTTCGAACATGTCAGTGCTCTTGATCATACCTAGCATTACTAGGGTATCTACTTCTTTCTCGCTAATATCAGCCATGCTTGACTTGATACCTGCTGAGATAGGGTTTTTACGAGCTACACTTACTTGTGCAATTTCGTCTTTCAACTCTACGATTAAGTCTTCGTGCTTTTTAACAGCTTCAGCAAAAGCGCCGTCTTTTTCGTTTAGTTTAGTTTGTAATTCGTCGATAAGCTTCTGTGCTTCAGAGCTCGCTGCCGAACGAATTGATTTTTCTGCTTCTTCTTTAGCAGCTTTTTCTGCTGCGACTTTGTCCGCCTCAGCTTTTTCTGCTTCTTTTTGAGCTTTAACAGCGTCAGTAGCAGCTTTTGATACGTCTCCAAGAAGATCCTTCTTGAACTGTTCTAAGTCAAAGTTATCCATGTCAGTTTTTTCCTTTTTAATACTGAAGTTTTGTTTAAATGATTCAAAATTATCATCAATACTTTTTGCGACCGAGAAGGTCGAGTCTTGGTTACACGGAACAGCAACAACTGAGATTTCTGTTAGCTCTAAATCCGTAATATAGAAAGTATCAGTCTTAGGATCATAGTTTGCATCTTTGATCATAAAACCAACACTAAATGTTGAAAGGACTTCGTCCTTAATTAGTTGATAAACTTCTCCTGCTGCTTTACTGATTCTAGCTTTTATTTTTAAGCCCATATCAGTGACGCCAGCCTCGATAGTTTTTCCAATAGGCTTACCGTGGTTATGATAAGCTAGTACAATAGGATTTTTATAGTAATTAGCTAAAGCGTCTGACTTTTGCCAAGTCTCAGTAGGAATTATATCCCCTGCCCTATCTCTATTGGTTGTGTTAGCATAACCTTCGATAATTAAGTCTTCCGACTCATCATCAACCATGCCAACTTGTTTAATTCGTGTGTTTAAGTGAGCGGAATAATTACTTTTTAGCATCTTTTTTCGCCCCCTTAGTGGTAGTTTTCACTTCGTTACGTTTTTCTATAATTCTTGCTAGATAGGCTTGTTTGAATTTCTCGTAAGAACCAAACTCCTTTCGTAGTTCCAGCATAGTAACGGGTGAAGCCACCGTTGCTTGGTATAAGTCTCTGTCTTCTGGTAAATCATTACCATAAACTTTAAAGACTTTTTCAATAGTATCAGTCATCTTCATTCTCCGGTCTTCCGCCCTCTTGTCCAGAAACTCCAGTACCTGAACCAGCAATATTTTGAGGAATTCTTATTTTATCCATTTCAGGATCGTCAAGTTTCTCTAAGCGCATTTTTTCTCTAGCCTCATTACCAGTCATAAGACCGTTATTGACTAGAGTAGAGTACCTATCTGCTTCTGCCTTTTGGTCAGGAAGAAGTGCTGGAACTCTTAAAGTTGTAAGTTCTATATCATAAGCAAAGAAGAACTCTACTGCTGATTCAAACTTACGAAGCATTGGAAGAACCTCTGTATAAAACCACAACTCTAAGTTGGGCTTTAAGTTGGCGTTATTGCCTGAGTCCAATAAGATAGGGGGTATACCTAAAGCAACACAAACCTTCTTCTCTTTATCAGAAATAGAGTCGTTAAACATCATTTCTCTAAAGTTAGGATTTGTTACTTGCTTAGCTTTCATTCCGCCGTCTAAAATAATTGGCCTTCCATTCCCTCGCTTAGGATTATACTTTTTCAACCATTCCTTTTCTTGTCTTTCTTTCATTCTAGTATTAAGAATTTGCTCGGTTTCTATGATCATTCCCATTGCAGTCCCATTCTTGAAGAAACTGTCTTGGAAGTCGACCATCGTCTCACGAGTATAAAGCGACTGTAAGGAGCTGGTTATTCTAGAGTCGCCACGATATAAGCTAGTAGTGCTATTATCACGGATATGTATAATTTCGTTAGGAAAGAATTCTTCGTTTGTTAAGCCCTCGTACCTGTAGTATGCAACATAAGCATTCTCATCTGGTACGATTGTAACATTTCTAGCGGGTAGATGATAAAGGGAAGTTCCGTCGAAGTACCAGAAAGTATTTCCGTCTACTAGAAAGTCAAAAAGACTCAAACGTCTAAAAGTACTTATATCCATATAAGGGTTAGGACGTTTATTTAGTAGCTCATTAATCTTTTTATGTCTTACAGAGGTTACTTTTCCTGTGAAACTAAGAGTCTCTCCTACAGTAAAGTCTACTAAAGCTGCGTTATTAGCTATTAAGTTAACACATCTGTTTACTACTTCGATATTTTCATAAGCTCTATCTATAGTCATAGACTTAGTTTGAGTAGAGCCTTGCTCCCCTTGATCTTCCGCTATTGAGCGTTGGACAGGGTTTAACTTTTCTAATATTTTTTGCCAAACTCCCATCTTTACTCCTATAGTATATCGGAAAATCTAGTAAAGGTTTTTGGAATAAATCTCGAAAATCCTTCTGAATTAGTAGAATGGGATTCCTTTCCCGTGGATCTATCCCTGATTCTTTTTACCCACTCCCTTTGCTTAGGTGCAGTACTTAAAGGGGGTTGAGACCCGTACACTTTATGCAAAGCTTTATGGTGAGTATTACAAAGCGTCATAACATCATCGACTAATTCATGCCAATGCTCGTTATAAAATTCTGTTCTTATTTCTAGTATCTCTTCCTTAGTTTCAGGGTTATAACCTTTATCAAGGCACCACTGGTCAAATAGAAGAGAGACTGTATTAGGGTGATGAAGTTCTAAATCGTCAGTACATCCGCAGACTTCACAAGTTTCAGCATATTTATAGTTGGCTTTGATTCCATCTCTAATATATCTTATAGCCGATCTCTTCATCCCACCAGTGTTCTTAGCCATCGGCACATATCCTTAAATATAAAGAGAAACCTACCGCATACAATTTGCACACAGCATTTCCCACCGATTCAATAAAGATATTATAACCTACCAGTATAAAAATGTAAAGTACTTCTTTTACTCCAACTCTATCTTGCTAGGCTATACAGTGCATACCTTAATGCATCGGCTACGTGTGAGTACTCATCGTGTATAGGTTTAGGTTTCGTCAAGTTTTCATTTGGATCCCAACGATAGTTGACCAACATCTCGATTACATGCTCACACTCTTTATGAACTATTAACTTATCTTGTTCAACTAGGGACTGTACATAAGATATTCCGTCTAATCTTGATTTCTTAGCATTATTAGAAGGTATATCGTATAAACTAACTAAATCCACACGGAACTGAGCAGCCGCCGAGTCCACGAAAATCATATCAACTTCATGCTGGTCTATAATAGGCTTAAAGTGGTCTGCGTGTATCTTAGTATTCTTCCCTGCTTGGCAATAATCCCAGACACAATAAAACTTATCATCATCAGGACTGTAATAAACTAGAACAGCACCAGTACTATCTCGGTAACCAGGGTCAATGCCCATAATGCGGTCACAATATTCATCTAGGTCTAAGTAGTCAAAGTCCTGAACACACTCTTCAAAGTCAAACCCATCGTAAACCTGACCTTCCATCGTAACGAAAGAAGCACAATACTCTTGCTCAAATTCAGCACGACTCATAGAGCGCTTAGCTTCCTGGACGTCAACTTTAGTCATTCTAGGGTTGTCTTCCCAAGTAGAGTGTATTGAAGCCCAGCTAGGATAGTCGTCGCTCATTCCACGCTCATAGAACTCTTTAAAGTAGTTAGAACCACGAGGAGTACTGATGAATATAACCTTACTGTTTACCTTGTCCAGTGTAGGACGTAATTGAATGTTATAAGCTTCGCCGCCTTTACCGTCCAATGCGCACTCATCAAATAGTATCAGGTCATAAGAGCGACCAACCAAACTATCCGCCTGAGAAACAGAACCAAACTTAATGATAGATCCATTCTCTAAGTGGATCTCTTTATCCGTTTTATTTTTAGATTTAACCTCAATACCATGACGTTTTAACACTGCTTCCTGTTCTCTCCAGGATATGCCAGTCAGCGAGTAGTTGGGCGATACAATTAATACAGTAGACCCAGGTTCCATTGCCTTCAAAAAGGCAATAACGTTTGATATGTATGTTTTGCCCGTACGTCGCGACAGGCAGCCTATAACTTGTCGGTGTCTAGGGTCGTTAATAGCGTTTATCATTGCTATTTGGGGTGCTATAGGATCTATACCCTCTACCTCTAGGAAGTTTTCTATAGGTAACTTCAGAAACCTGTCAGTTACAGGGAAGTCTACTATGTGCCCTGTTTCTATATAATCTCTACTTACCTGCATTTAACACCTTCTCTAGGAGCTTGTTATAATTATCTCCGCCGCCATTATTGATTTGTGTATTGATTTGTACTCCAGGTTTTTGGTCCTGTAGTTTTAACTCCAGTTGTAACTGTTCCATTTTCATTTTATGGGCTACCTGGAGTATGTCAATAATGTCCTTTTGTGAACCCAGCCCTGTATCGTCCATCTCCTCCAATTTCTTGGCAATAATGGCGTCCATGAGCTCCCCCATGCGGTGTCTATTTCGAAAGCCGCTTTCATGGTAGATTCTGTCTATAAACGCTTTAGTCTCACGCTTAGACAGTAATCTATCTACCTCGTCTAAAGGAAGACCTAGCATTCTCGCCGCTTCACTAGCATCTTGCCCGCATTCCAAATAAGCTTCCGCTACAGCAAGCCCTTCTGGACTAATTTTCTCGATTTCCGTAGACATAACTTTATCCTCTTATTATATTTTCTCTATCATACCAAATCCGTGTAAATTTGTCAATCACTATTTTTTGTGTAGCCTGTGTGAGACGTGTTGATCCGTGTGGGTATACAGCAGCTACACATAGTGACATACTTAAAATTAGCGACTATACATAGCAACTACATTTAGCGATATACTTAAAATTAGCGAATAATCTCACGAAGTGAGTTGTCTGCTACGGACCGGGATTCGGTCACCGAAGCGAAAAAGCCCGCGCCCTATTGAATTCTCCCAGATTATTAGTAGCGCGTATGGGGAGGGGTATACCGCCAAGCGCAATCGAACAAGTCTATTAACCGCCCTATTTCTAATAGACTTATCCGATTGGCACGATTTTTGCCGACCTATGAAAATAACGCCAATGAGAACGGTTATCATTGGCGTTTGGGCTATTGTCCTTTTATGCTTTTACGTCAGCGATAACATGAACAGCTTTTAACCCCATTTCTTTTGCCGCTATACAGTTGTCCAGATTATCATCTATTAAACAATAATTAGACCGTAAATACTCTGGAATATCGGCTTTAAAATGGTCTGTTTTTAATACGTAGTCCTTGCGCTTGTCGCTCTCACCATCACGACACCAAGCAATAAAAGGGTTTATTCTTTTATTAAACAGCCAGTTAAAGGAATGTTTACATAAGACTCTTGCCGTTGCTATTGAGTAGCCTATGCCTGACACGTTACAAAAGTTTACCGCACCATAAATAGGGAGCGTTTTATCTTTCGCCACTTGTTCGGCTGTGGTATTACTTCGATAATGCTCAAGGTCTAGGGAGCCGTCAGGGTTTAGGCTGATACGGTGGGAGGCGTCAGCAATTACACCGTCAATATCGAAAATGGGAGTGACCTTTTCACGGCTAATGAATTGACACAATTCTTTAGCGCCTGATTCCGTGTTATAAATAGTTAGCATGGTAATAACAGGGGCGATTTATTAGACCGCCCCAATTCCTTAGATTGCCCAAACGTGAATTAATTGCGTGAAGCCGTTTTCATGCGTTACTGCATGAGATTGCCGCCAGCTACTCGCCCCACCTCGGTTATAGCCTTGATTCAGTGAAGCGGTAACGCCTACCGTTACAGTGTTCCCAATTATAGCAGGGCTGTGAGTATGCCCTGTCACCATTGGCTGCAACCATTTAGAAAACATATTGGTATTACCTGCTGAACCATTTTGCCCTTTGTGTCCATGCTGTGAGAAGTCTACACCGCAATGCACTTCCGCTTGGCTCATGCTTCCGAACCGTACACGGTCTGATAACTTGGGAAACTCTTCAAAGCGTTCCAGATTATCGAAAGCAACCTGAAGGGCTGTCGCTTGCTCTTGTCCGTCGTCGATTGCGTCACAGACTAGCCAATTTAACAGATAATACAGCTTCGCCTGTCTTGGGTCACGTTTCGGGTTATAGTTAATATCATGTAACCAATTATCTAAGGCGCTGTTGTGGTTACTCTCTACCACGTAAACGGGCGCTAACTCTGCTAACTGGTTTAGGTCATTTATTACCGTGTTTAGGTCGTCAATAACCAGTTTTTCTTTGGACTTATACAAGTGTTTGCCATCGTTGCGGTTATGGTGGCTCGCTGTTTCAAAATGCAAAATGTCATGAACCACCAACAGCTTAGGCTGTATTATCTCTATTAAATCAAGCGTTTGTGTCCATGTTTTAGGGTCTTTTCGCTCGCTGTGAAGGTCGCCTAGTGTCATAACTTCGGGGGCGTTGTTATATTCAACGTCCTGAATTGAGCCGTTTAAATACTGCACGTTGCGAGACATTACCAGACCGCCCAACATGGTAGGGTAATAAATCACGCCCCCGAATTTATGCTCTCGCTTGGCGCTTGCACCTGCACCGCCCCGAATGTAATTCATGTTCGTTATGGTTCCGGTTGTCCATGCTTCACGGATACCAGTTGCAGGGGAACGGGGGAGTGTTCTATGCTGCTGCTTAGTGCTTGCTAAAACGGTCGAGGCTTCGCCCTCATTAAGCTCTACGGCTTTATTAACGGGCATTTTTGCGGTTGGTAGGACTGCTGCACTAGGGCGCAATACAAGTTTTCCGTTTAACGCTTGGCTATCATTGAACAGCATATAAGGTACTATTTCAGGCGTGAAACGCTCGTTTTCATCTTCTACCGCTGCACTAAAGGCGCTTTTATTGTAATAGATAGGCAAAACCACAAGTTTTAGGTTTAACTCCTTACAAAACCGCTTAACGGCTTTAAAGGCTTCTGTATTAACAGCCGTGTTATTTTGGGCGCTTGTTACAAATAACCCGTTATAACCGTCATGCTCTAAAACTGGTAGGGCTTCGGGTTCAGGTTCGCCAAGCTCTATTGCATCGGCTGTGGGCTTCTGCTTTTGCTCTACGCTTAACGGTGGGTTTTCTTCTAACCAGTTACAAAGGTCGCTAGGCTCGACAATCCATTCACCGAAAAGGTCGTTTAAATAATCCTCGCACCATTCTAGCTTGGTGTCTCGCTTGCGCTTGTTGTAAAAATTGCCCTCTAGGGCTGCTTTTTTTACGTCCTTTGACGTTACAAAATTAAATAGGTTTTGCATTGTTCGGTTGTCCTTTTATGGGTTTTTAATCTGCAATTAAGCAAACGAACAAAAAGGACAAGGCAATTTTTGCTCCCCTGTCCTTTTATGACTTGCTACAAAATAACCTTTGTTATTTTGCCGTGTCAGCCGTTTTAGTCAATGCTTCGGCTAAGGCTTCTAGCTCATCTTTACGGCCTTTTTCCAATGAATCGAGGGAGCCTTTTTTCATTGATAGCATTGTTTCGACCGCTCGAACGTACTCAAGTTTTCTGGTCGATGAAGCACCACCAACGGCTTTTGGTTCGTTTTTCTCATATACGCCCAGACTTACCAATTTTGAGCGAACGGCGGCGGCGGTTTTGCCTTGCACCATTTTGCCCAAGTTTTCATTGTCAGCGTTGCCGCTATAACGTGCTTTTAACGCTTGTTCGGCTTCTTCTGTCCATTGTCCATCCTTTAGTGCGATTGCTTGCGCTTGTACTGCTTTTTGATCTTGTGACATAATATATACCTTTTTAAAATGAATTAAAATTAACCGCTATAATGCGGTGGGTAGTTTTACCCCTAATAGGCACTTAATTAAAATGCCTATTCAGTGTAACACTAGCAAATCTCCAATTTGTTAAGGTGGCGGCTGACGTTACCCCGTCCGATGTTTTACACTATACTCTGTTCTGTTTCGGTTAGTCAAGCCCCTAAAACAAAAATAAGTAAACTTAACGCTAGAATCGAACCTGTTAAAGCCCCGAAAGCTGCAACCCATAAAGCCAGTTTATCGACCCAAGTATAGGGAACCTCTTTATAAGCCATGCCATACCGTTTGAATTTTGTCATAAAATTAACCCTCTTTAAAATAATTGTGTAAACCGTAAATAATCGCCCCAATTAACCAGAGCAATATGATACTTATACCTAGAGTCTCTAACATAATTTACCACCTTTAGTTAAAAGCACTAAAAAAAAAAACTAATGCGTTTAAATAAAGATCACCTCGGTGTATATCGCTGTACGCCTCACTGTCTAGGGTTTCGACAGGTCATAGGGTGCGGTTCTCAATGGAACGATTACAAGTTTACCCTAATCAGTGAAAAGTGCCAATAGAATTTTTAGATCGCTTAGGCTTATTTAATCGGTTTTTCCGATTCTGGTTATGCGGTTAACATATGTTATAGGCGGTTGTTAATAAATTGTCGATTTTGCGATATTCTAACCATGCCCTTACTAGGGTATTGGAAACCCTTAAAAGCTCTTAAAATGGCTGTCAGGCGCTTTAAATGGCATATAGCTAAAAGTTATAAAAACTGGTGGCAACCAGGTCATATAGTTATAAGAAAGGACAATGCCATAAATACGAATGAGAACGGTTATCACTTGGCGCAGTTTCGCAAGTTGGCACGAATCTTGCATAATCCCTAAATGAGAATGATTCTCATTTGACCGCGCCTTACGGGCATGGAGTCCCACCAATAACATGGTATCGCATATAACGCCAACCGTCAACAATATTTTCATTATTTTTTCTGTGAATGACAATCTGGCATAACTCTTGCATAAAACGCAAATGCAAATGATTCGTATTCGCAAACGCTAATAATTCTCATTTGCATTTGTCTGCTTTGTTCGCTCAGTCCTAGCAGCGCAGATAATAGCTGCCCTGCGCCCTAGTACGAAACCGATTGTCAAGTACTAAACCTAGTATAAAACAAACGATTTGTTGGGAAATTTTGGGGCAGGAGGGGTCAATAAACTTTTTGGTCTAAGTACTAAACCTAGTACAAAACTGAGAAGATAGTACGAAACAAACCCGGTCGGAGCAGACTGCGGCTTCGCCGCGGATCGCTCGAATTGGGTGGGATCGCTCGAATTGGGTGGGATCGGTTGAAGCAGGGAGAGAGTACAAAACTGAGGAGTACAAAACTGAGACTAGAGTACGAAACTGAGGTAATCGGGTAGAATGAGGTGGAATGAGGTGGAATAGGGTGGAATAGGGTGGAATAGGGTGGAATAGGGTGGAATAGCATGAAAAGCTTAAGAGGGCGGCGGAGCCGCCTGGACCGGGTTGGATTGAGCTGAATTGTGCGCCCTAGGAGGCTGAGCAGCCCGAAAAATTTGTTGCTACATTGGGCTGCTATTTTTAATTTTATCCTGGTCCGTAGCGGACAATGCCCTTCGGGCATGAGAGGCTAAAGTTAGGGAGGATAGTGCTAGGAAGGATGGGCATGAGGTTGCTAATGATAGGATTGCTAATGGTAGGAATGAATGCTATGATAGGAATGAATACTAGGAGAAATAATACTAGGAGAAATAATACTAGGAAAAGGCGAAAGTGCGGGGTGTACTTGTTCAGTTATAATCAGTAATATCCCTTGCTCTTTTAAGGTACATTATATTATTATAATATAAGAATTTAATATATAGTATTTGGGGCTTTTGTATTGTAAAAGAAATTCAAAGACCTGCGGAAGCCATCTGGGAATAAAGCCACCGAGGCCCGAGAAGCTGTGATCCCAAGGGCAGCGGCCTCTACTCAATTCCCATCTTACGCTAGTCTTTGAATTTTATTGGTTCGCTTCTAGCTCTCCAAACAATAGAGATAGTATATCATATTTTTTTCTCTACGTAAAGTTATTCTTTGTATCCCAGAATGGACTTCCAGTCCCAACGTTTTCCATACTCTTTTAAAGAATAAAGATAAAATGCCATCGGATCCTTCTTGCCTCGAAACTTGAATTCGTCTCCTACTTTTGACCTTTTTATTTTTTCGATAGTCTGGGCGTCTTCATCGTCATAGACTGGTGGAGTTTCTTGTGGTGCTCTGTATAATGATGTTCTGTCTAAGTGCATCTCGCAAATCTGATCAAACAGGCATACGGTCTCTTTGGATAGCTGCTTTACTAAGTAAGGGGAGTCTCCGATACCTTTAACTCCTTCGTCAAAAGCTTGTTGATAGATTTTTAACGCTGGTTGCTTACAGTTCCACTCTAGTGGAGCTTCTTTAAACTGTGCTATTTTAAACTCTTTAGGTACTTTAACTACTGGCTCATTGTATGTTTGCATGAGTGCGTTGAATAGTCTAAACCTATCAAAGTTTTGACCGTTAGGCATTATCATTAACGGGCTTTTGATAAAGTCAACGTCTACCGGTTCTTCTAGTTTTTCCGTAGTATAACCCTGATATATTTTACTCTTGCCAGTGCCGTCTATCCCTTTTACTAGGGCCGCTGCTTCTTTCCATTGTATATTAGAGTTACCAAACAATATATCTAGTACTTCTTCTATAGGGGTATCTTTAACAAAGTTAGACTCGTTAATTTCTCTAGATTCCCTATTCGCTTTTACACAGTCTTTAGCTTTTACATCATTACCTTTTAGACAAGCTTTTATTGAAGCTAATGACGGGAGCTTATCCAAGTTATTAAGCCCCATAATATCCCTAGCTAAGACTAAGTAATTCCAAGAAGGGGCAGTACCGAATATGGAGATATGGCTATCTAAAGTGAATTGGCCTTTAGGTCCTTGCTTTATCTCTGGCAATTTCCACTCTTTTGCAGCAGGGCTAGGACCAGCCTTTAATAGTGTTGATGGCTCACTTAAACGCTCAAAATCTTTAATGAGGTTTCTATACCTAGGATTGAGTATCCCTTTTGTGTTTAACACTAGGGATTGAGTGTTTGCTTCATTGTTTATTTGTGTTTGTGTTATATTAAACATATGTACTCCTTTTTCTGGCGTTATTAATTTTAACTTAGACTTTCAGCCAGATAGAAGTCTAAGTTATTTCAGTGCTTTTACTAATATCTCTTGCTCAACTTGGGATAGAGCAATCTGAGCTTCTCTCCCTGTCATTGTAATATTGGGCGGTGCCATTGGGTGTTGTGGTTGTGGTTTAGGTTCTTTCGTTACGAACTCTGGATAGGTTACTGAGTAGCCTACAGCCGGAGCTACTAGTGTACACTTAGACAGCTCGTCAAAATAGCTTAGCTCATCTGCTTGTTGCCCTGTAATGTGGAAACGATTAGCTGCATTATTGTACCAGAAAAGCTTTTCAAGTATTTTCTGGTGTTTAGCTTCCCAGTCTTTGATCTTTTTGATTTTAGAGTCATAGTTATTTTGAGCTTTGACCAGGAGCTCCTCTAGTTCGTGTCTATCGTAGTAGTATTTCATCGAAAGCCTTCCTCGGTTTCAGGGCAGTATAACTCTATTGCTTGAAGCTTACAATAGTGAAATTGCTCCTCACATTCTAGTATATAATTTACTGCTTGTTCTCTCTGTTCTGGTGTACAGGCATTTAGATCTTGTCCAACAGGAGCACAGCCTGCTAGTAACAGTGCTAGTAATAAATATCTCATTCAATATTCCTTATTTCTTCTTCTAACTCTCTGAGCTCTTTCTTTAAGCGGTATTTTTTCAAATGTAACTCTTCTAAGCGTTTTTCATCGTAAGGAGTAATACCATTTAGTTCATGTTCATCGAATACTTCCGCCCCACAAGTACAGTAGCCTCGGAACACTAGCCTATCTTTTTCGTTGAAATACGAATCGTTGATAGGAACGTCCTTTCTACGATACCATTGATCACAACTGTGACAGTGGTAGGACGCATCAGCGTGTTTTTCTGCTTCTACTGCATACATCGTTCTTTTCCATTAATTCTAGGAGCTTCTCTTTACTTATTACTACTGGGCATACTAGAGAGTGTAAATTATCTTCTTCCCCAGTGTAGTGCCAACACTCTTCATTACCGAAAGTAGAAAACTTCTTATATTTCCAATAGTCTAGCTCTTTTTCAGTGCGCTCTAACTCTCTTAGTTCGCCCGCTCGAATATCCGATAAGTGACGCAACTCAGCTTCTAGCTGTTCTATTTCGTCCGCTGCCACAATGAGATAGTCTAAGTCTACATCCAGTGGATGTGCCTTAGCTTCTTCCCTTAATCGTTCCGTTAATTTACTCATTTGAACCTCCTATGGTCGAAAGCTACCCAAATAGCAAAGCCTAGTAATAATACTCCTGTTAGAGAGCTAAACAGTACTAGCCCTATACTAGGGGAGGGTACCAAGTATATAGTGCCTAATTTTTTATTAGCGTCTGTCGCTATCTGGTAAGTGTCTACACTGGCAACATAACCATAAGATAAAGCCCCAATAAGTAGCCATAGTAAAAACCATACCATCACTTACCTCCATTGCGGATTTGCGTTATATGTTTTTAACACTTTAACTAAATCACTCATCGTTTTACTCTCTCAATCATGTAATTTGATAGTTCAACTGACACCCGTGTGAATTCGTTTCGGTATTTAGTTGGGAGCTTTTTAATAGCGTAGTCTAAGGTGTCAATGGCAATCTCTAGAGCTTCAGTATCGTGTTCTATACGCTTCTTCAGTTTAGATATTTCTTCAGCCTGTTCCGAGCAAATCTTTTGCACTTCGGCAAGTGATTCGCTCGGGCTTATTGTCTTTTGTAAGTCCGACATGTTATCCCCCAAAGACCGCTATTAAACCGTGATAAAACACACCGAATATGAACACAACAAAGCCAATAAGGCATAAAGTAGAGCAGAACTTACCTGCTAAATCCCACTCTATCATATCGAACGCAATAGCCAGAATAAACATCACTATTGCTAGTATTAATGCGAAACCAATCATAAAGCTCTCCGGTAAAACTCTGATTCTGCTTTTTCTGAGGCAGATTTTATTTCTGTTTCTGTTTCTAGCATAATGTCTTTTTGGTGGTCAGTAACCGCAGCTTTATACCCTTCGTACCAACAATCCCCGTAAAACTCAACAATCTTTTCAAGTTCCCGCAGCCGATTAATAAGTTTATACGATGTGGAAGCATCCAAAGGATTCTCTCCCAGTCTTGCATGGCACTCCCGTATATCTTTGATTATTTCTTCAATCATAATAAATTTTCCACTCTAACTTGTAATTCTGACTTCTTATCTTTTAGTGTATCTTGGCCGTATTTTAGGGCTTTATATACTAAGGTAGTATGTTCCTCTGTTGACATATAACCAAGCCACTGCACTCTTTCAATATCTCGTCTTACCTTTACTACTTGATAAGATACTTGAACCGCCCCATCAAATACTACCCTTTTCTTCACTCCTGGTGTTTTGAGTTTTTCTATTTTTATTTTATCTGGGTATTTGTAGATATGATCGGCTAAGGTACGAAGGTACTTAGGGGTACTAAAATAAACGCTCAATCTATAAATAGTAAATACTAAGGCTACCATAGATACTATAGCAAAAGCCCCGCCGACCTCTTTGGAGAGATCTACTATTAAAGCACCAACAGTACCTGTCACTAATGAGAAGCTAAGAGGTTTTAAAACATATCTTGAAAATAACATTATCCGTGCTCCACGTTCATTTCTTTCTTTTCGGGTTCCTCTAGTTTAGGTTCCTCTGATTCTAATACTTTAGGCAACAATACTGAAGCTAATATAGCTATAATCAGGATAACTATAACTAACTCAATCAATGTAAAACCTTTAAAAGAACTTTTCATTAGCTAACTCCCAGTATTTGATACTATCTGCAATAACTGGATCTTTTACAAATAAGAAGAATACAACCCAAAATAAGCCACAACAGCAAAGGAAGAAAGACTTATCCTCAGACTTATCAGTAATGGAGCCTACTGTTACCGCTAGGCAAAACATAAAAAAGATTATTCCAAAAATTAGTTGCATAAATACCTCATGTATGGTTCGTTTCCACTAAGCTCAATGTATTCACTTAATTCTGCTGAATTAAGTACGCCTTCTATAGCTCTCAGCCTACGTTTACTATCTTCTAGCTCTTGGTAATCTATATTAAGATTTAAGTCTAGTGAATGGAAGCTACTTGAGCGGTGTAGGATGCAAAGTACCTCATTAGATAGGTGCTCATTCAAGCTAAACATAGTACTAGGTCTATGAAAGAAACCCCACTCAGTGTATTTTGTCTTTAGAGACCTTTTAATACTAGATAGTATCCTCTCTATTAACTCGGCGTTGAGTTCATACTTTTCGGGCCCCTCTTTAAAAGGTTTAAACAAGCTGTTATTCCAGCGGTACCATTCAGCTCTTATTTTTTTGTAAGAGTTTAAACCTTTTAATTCTTTTATTGCTTTATCAATCTTTTGGTTAAGCAGCTCCAAGTCAATTTCTGACTCTTTTTCAGCAATCTCCTTTTCTACAAGAGGGATAGCTTTTTTCAGTTTTTCTATTACTACGGAACTTTTAAATATATAACTCATGTTATTACCTTGTCACAAATAACGATAATAATAGACAATATTAATACGTAAGACAGGATTTTCTCTCCCCGTTTAAAAGGGACTTTAGAAACTCCCGACATTGCTAGAATTAATAAAACTCCGAATAAAGCCACTAAAGTATAGGCTGCTCCAGTAAGTATTTCTAAAATCATAGTTCCTCCAATCGTTTAATCAGTACTAGAATAAAATCGTGAGCTATATCACGGTCAGAATGGTCTAGGGTTAAATGTTCGTGCTCTAGTTCTTTTTCGGAAAATATATTTAAATCTTCTGCACTAATATAACGGTCTCTAGCATATTGTCCCCATACGGATTCTGCGTCTACACGCTTGTTTACTAGACCCGTTGAATTAAGGAATTGGTTCATTAGGTCATCAAGCTCTTGAGATAGGTACATAGCTCTATTTTCTATATTTCCTTTGTTAGACTTATATAAAGCCCAATCTCCACAAAGACAACAAGAAGTGCCACAATACCAGTTAAACATATCTAAGTTGTTTTCAGTGTCTTTGCCTGCTTCTATAATCTCTTTTAGTAACTTAATTAACTGTTCTTTCATTTATACAATCCTTTTTCATTTCAATACACATATTATATCAAAATCTAAGCTTCTAAGCAAGAGATTAAATACGAAAAAACCCGGCACAAGGCCGGGTATATAAATTTAGATATTAGCGCCACTATTATCCCTTATTCATCCCTAGAAAAAGGAATAACTCACCTATTTAATAGGTCCTTATAGTAGTTTAACCGTGCTAGTGCAGAAGCGTCTATAGGATTTTCTTTTAATCGTTCTTCCTCCTTTTTGATAAACTCTTCAATATCTTCCCAGGTTGTGTTATAGTCCATATTATGACTATCCATTTCTAGGACAAACTCTAGTAAGCACTTGTACTCTACATGGAGGTCGTCCCGTAAAAGCTCTTTTAATACTACTTCCCGGGGCTTAGGCTGATTCAGGAGCTTTTGGCAATAGTCGGATAGTTCCTGATTGTGCTGGGCAAGTCGATTATTACCTTCTAGTTGAAAGTGTGTTGCGATATTTTGATAAAAGTGCATTTCTTGTTCTAGTACTGTTTTCATATTAGCTCCCCTTGATTCATTAACGCCATAAACTCTTCTAGTTCACGTTCCTCAACTCGAAAGATAATACGAACATCGTCACAGAACTGCTCAAAGTGAACACCTAGTATTTCTACACCATGCCAGAATTGTTGTTCCATTTGGTCTTGTTTAGCGTTCCATTCTGCGTTTTTCATATCTACGATAAGCTCAACCCAAACTTTACCTTTTTCAATTCTCATATGATCTCCTTCAATTCAATATACATATATTATACTAAGAATCAGGTAATTTGGCAATAGATTTAATACAGAAAAACCCGCACTTGGCGGGTTTATAATTACTTGTTGGCTTCGATAAACGGAACGGCTTGATTTGGTAGCATAGTTTTAGGTAATTGCCCATCCCAGTTTTCTGCTTTAACTAACTCAATTAGTGCGGCGTTATTTTTCAGAGCATCAGCACGTTCTTTAATAGCTTCTGCTTCTGCTTGACCGCGCATTTTAATAGCGTCTGCTTCTGCTTCAGCAGCAAATCTAACTTTATCTGCATCCGCTTGAGCTTTAGTACGAACAATATCTGCTAGAACTTTCTCACGCTCTAGGTTTTGTTGTTCTTTTTCTACCGCTACTTCCGCTAACATACGCTGCTCGATTGAATCTTCGTATACACTTGAGAATTTAACATCCTCAATTTGAACACCCAGAATAATCACAGGCGCGCCTGAGCGCTCGATAGAGGAGGTCAGCTCAGAAACCATGTCCGCATTCAGCTTACCACGCTCTTTAATGGCTGTGCTAGCATTATATCGGCCAAATACTACTTTAACTTGCTCTAGTGTTTTACGGGTAATGATACGGTCAACTACGCCCATGCGATCCCCGTACTCAGAGTATACCTGCTCAACCCTAGATGCGTCGATTTGGTAGCTAACTGATACGTTCAAAGAAGCTGATTGCTGGTCATTACTATAAGCACCTAAATTGGTATAACGAGCATAGTGCTCTTGAACACTCACCTCGCTGGTGTTATCCATAATTGGAACCTTGAAGTGTAGTCCTGGATCGGATACAGTTACTACTTCTCCATAACGAGTTACTACTGTTCGCTCACCTTCGTCAACAGTGTACCAACTGCCTAATACTAGGGTTAATAAGAAGATAGCCAGAATAGCTCCTGAAATACTGGTAATAATTTGCTTAGTCGTCATTTTTGTCCTTAGTGTTGTTGAAGTGTTGATCTGCTTTTTTGTCTAAAATAGAACGGATACCGAGATAGAAAATATATCCGATAACCGCTAATCCAATAACTGCCAGTCCTAGTGTCATAATAAGTTCTTCCCGTAAAAAGTTACGCTACCGTCTGGATTCACAGTTTGAATATTGTGAACTAACTTGGTGGGGATTTCTACTACTCGTCGTACTTTACCTTGAGTGCTTACTACAACACCTTCTGGTAGATTCTTATCTTTGACATTCTCAGTGTACCTAATAAGTAAGGTTTTAGAGCCGCTTTTGTCTGTTCGCACTTTAGCGTCTACAATACCCTTAAAGGTGTATTTATTACCATTAGTGTAGGTTAACGTAACTTTTTTGTAGGTTCCGTTAAATACACTACGGTCTCTAACGGTAATGTACGTTTTGAGACTTTTACTATCAAAGTGTAAAGAGCTCGGCGGACCTATTAGTTGTAAAGCGTGTTCAATATCATTTTTATTAATCATAGTTCTTCCTGTTTGTGTCCCTTTTATCTCTAGTCTTATGCGAAAATCCAAAGCATTTCCTTTGAATCTAACTTTTGCGTTCACTAGGCGTTGTAACTCTTGTAAACGGTCTATACAACGTACTTTTCCTGAGATTATAATTGTATCATCAGGATACCCAAAAGTAACGAAGCTATGAGGTGTCATAGCTTCTTTTACCATAGACTTAACCTCGGCCATAGTACCTTTAGTTAGTTTTCCAGTTACTACTGCTTCCATAAACGCTCCCTAATCTCTACAAAGTTTTGCTCATTATAAACTTTACCGTCTTTAAATACGGTTTGTAATAACCCTTCTTGTTCTTGTTCTGGAGTTTGCTGGTCGAATAATGCAATTTCACCGAACTCGTCGTAGTCTACACGCAGTAGACCTTTAGCAGATTTTTTAGTACCGTCATCAGTGGCTGGGTCTTTGAATAGTTCATGACCTTCACCCTCAATTTCCGCATAAGTAGCTTTAACTGCCATACCTAGATTATCACGAGTCATAAGTTGCATAGTAAACGAGCCGACACCGAAGATTACATTAGTAGAAGCGAAACCTTTATCTGCTAGGCGTTCACAAATTTGGCTAATACGTTCGTAGTTCATACTATCCCCGTAGATTAGGCCTACGCGCTCATGTAGTACCTTGTATCCTTGTTCGGTCTCAGTACCGCCAAAAATATCCCATAATACTTGAATTGCACCTTTGACTTCGTGCTCTGCTAGTTCTCTGCCTTTACTCCACCCATTAACAGTTGGAACTACTTCGTAGTATTTTCCGTTTTCTTCCACTGCCTCACCAATAGTCGGTACAGTGTCATAATCTAATTTTGTTACCTTATAACCAGTAACAATCTTAACAGGATCGCCGCTGTCTGGACGGAACACGACTTTCGCAAGTCCAAGTTCGTCCGGTTGGCGGTTCAAAATGTCTTGTTTTAATTGTGGTGCGAACTCGGTTAGTACATGCCAGAAGTCGTAAGTGTCACTAATAACAGATACAATACCTGTTGGGTAATCGTCACGAATCCATTTACGGATCATTTCTTTCTCCCCACGTACAGAAGTACCCGCAGATGCTAGGCTGTGCTCACTAGCGGGAACAGACGTAGCCAAGAACGTATCCTCTACTGAAGTATCGTAGTATTTCTCGATAAAAGGCAGAGATACAATGTTGTCAGTTCCGCAACTAGAAAGTAAGAAAGCTGAACCAGACTTAGCAGCGTCAAAGCGGTTAGCCATACCACGGAAGCTGAAATCATGCAACTGAAACTCAGTTCCTTCAGTAGATCCTGTGGTTGCTTTAGCCCACTGGTTGACTAATTTACGGTAGTGATAAATAATAGTAGCTACTGTAGGTGCTTTCCAAGTTTCAGCGCTCATAACAGTTTCTAGGTAATTAGTTAACCATGCAAAATCTGGATGAGTATTCTTGATAGTGTACATTGGAACTTTTAAAGGACACAAGGTGCCTTCTGGTAAAGCTTTGACTTCAATAGGTAAATATCCTAAGTCATATAGCTCACCAAAATGAGCAGTATCGGTCATACCAACATAACCTTTAAATAGCTTCTCCGCTAGACCTACTGCGTGTACTTTAGGCAGCTTGAAGAACCCGTTATTAAACTCACTAACTAAAACATCCAAGATTGCATGTTGAATACCATAAACTACTACTTTACCGTTAAAGTTAGGTAAGTTTAGGTGTTTAGCGCTTCGTGCTGTCATATTAGCATAAATCAATGAAGTTCCAGGCTCCATAAAACCTTTGTGAGATAATTTATAGCTGTCTGTAAGAGTAATCGGGTTCATTAAATAATCCTTTGGTAAAAATAAACAGAATCAACTTCTAGTGAGTTAATACCTTTTGAAAAAATTCCGTGGGTGACATAGAGAACTATTGATTTAGCTCCTTGCTCACGCAGTTTTTGTGCTGCTATATTAAATGTTGCTCCACCATCGCAAATATCGTCGCATATAATAACATTTCGACCTTTTACACTTGTGCCTTCTAAAATCTCAAGACCGGAAATGTATCCATTGTGTGGATTTCGTTCTTTTCGGCACAAAGAGTAGTCTTTTCCATGTTCTTTAGCTATGTCAATTACGTTATCCCAGGCACCTTCGTCTGGCGCTAGTATAATTGGGTTATAGTTTTTTACAAACTCTTTTAGAGGTTTATTTCGGTTGAGTACTTGTTTAAAACAATGAGCCTGACTAAGCACCGTTACCTTATCTACCTGAGGAGCGTTTTCCATTACGGCGTCTAGATTATGTGGGTCAGTTAGCTCAAGTTCGTTGATATCTAACAGTGCAAATGTTCGTAAAAAGATTTTTAAAGGATTAGCGTAACCTTCTCCGAAAGGGCGGTCTGCTCTAGCGTACGGTAGATATGGTAAGCATACCTTTAAGTGAGCAAACACGCTCTTTTCTATTAAAATATCGTATACCTGTTGAATAACAGTAGAGTAGCTATCTGCTGATACATTCTGTATTGTAATTACAGCCCTTTCGAAGTCTTTTGGTAAGCTAGGAGCTACAACGGAACTAGCTCCGTCTGAAAATTTTATAACCTTAAAGTTAAAAGGTTTGTTGTCGATGACTACTTGTACTTGAAACATTCTAGCTCCTTATTAATTTCCTCTAATTCAGCCATAAGCTGAGTTCTTAATTCAGTAATTTCTACTCTACGATTTCTCAAATAGTCTCGGCGTTCTTTCGCTTTTAGCTTTTCCTGCTCTCTTTTCCATTGAACGTGTTCAGGTCTTTGTTCTTCGAAGCCGTTATGGGCTATGTGAATAGGATTAGTAGGATCATATTTAATAATGATAGCGTCAGAATTACTAGATACGAAGTCTACTTCTTCTTCTACATAATCTTCCGATATTGCACCAGACCCGCACTCAGGGCAGTTGCCTTGAGAGAGCCCTCCGCCCTCTTCTTCGCTATAATGGCAATTATCGCACTCTAGAACAACTTCTGGAGACCGAGCACTATAAGCAGCCTCTCTTTGCTCTTCCCACACTAAATCTTCTGCTTCTTTTTCATTATCGAACTCACGAAGCTCAAAGAAATTACCTTTACAAGGGTTCTTTATGTAAGAGTCTCTATGCCAAAGTGTTCCAGATTCTACTTTTACTAGAAATAACATATAATCTTTCCCTCATTTCTTAATATGTATATATTATACCGAAATTTTGGGAACTAAGCAATTAGTTTATTGAAATTGTTTGTCCTTTATGCTGTATACCTTTTAAAGTAATATCTAAGCCTATACCTTCTAGTAGATTTTCAATCTTTTTCTGGTCGGTGTAAGGGTCTATACTTTCCCTAGTTAAAGAGACGTTAGCTAAGCCACCTCCCAAGATAGTTATCTTAACTCTAGTAGAGAAAAACTTGCTTAATATATTAACTATGTCTAAATCGTTTGTTCTAACAACATAGACGAATGTATAGAGTTTCATACGGCTCTAACTTCCCCCTCTAACTCTAGTAGTTTGCCCGTATGGTCACACTCTAAGGGTACGGGGGCTACAATACAGTTCCAGTAAGAATGTAGTAGGCAGTTCCCACACTGTAAAATAAAACCGTAATCTGTACGCTGTGCGTAGGGTTTCTTATCAGGGTTATCTGTAAGCCACATATCACAATGTGGGCATTTAACATCTACTCCGGACATATTACTTAAACCTCGGATCTTTTGATAAACCTATAACTAAAGCTTCCAGGCATGCAATAATCCATGGAATCCCAGTCCAACTAAATAAGAAGTACAAACAGCCTAAACCAACATTTCCTAGATAAAATCGGTGGATACCAAAGTTACCTAGTAATAGTGCTAGTATAATAAACACTGGTTTGCTTTTTAATCCAAATTTAAACGGTTCCCCACAGTTAGGGCAACTGATTGCATTAGGACTTACTTCAATTCCACAGTTATTACAAAACATCATTTCTCCAAATTATTGTTTACATAGTCTAGGTCAAACCACTTGCAGTTTTCTTCTTTGTATTCTTCCTCTACAGGGTAGGCTAGACACTTGTCATGGTTAGTTATTACTACTTCAAATACGCGATCTTTATGTGTAAAAGTCTTGTTATTATTTTCAAACATCTTTTTTGTACCATACTACGTTATGTACCATATCTTCTACGATTTTCTTGACTAACTTCCAGTCTCCACCTGCTCGGTCAGATCCAAACTTGTAAGGAAAAGCATAAGTTTTATCCTGACCAAGTTCAGTAGCCACTTTCGATAACCCAGTAGCTAAAGCTTCATAGTGAAGCTGGCGTCCTGTTGCTGCATAAAAAGGGCCGTAAGTTCCGTAGTATTCTTGAGCAAATAGGTTAATTACATTGCCGCCCTCACAAAAGGTTCCTAGTACTTGTGGGCTATCCATATACACTGCGTATGCCATAGGCACTCTGTTCTTTATTTCTAAAGCAATACCTGAACCCATAGTTCGTTGGCAATTAACGCAATGTACTAAATAGTCTACTTCTCCGTTTAATAATGCTGTTACTGCGTTGCCTTGTTTAATCATTTCAACAACTCTCCTAGTCGTTTTCGCTCTTGCTGTTCTTTAGCTTCTTTAGCTTCTTTATACGATTTGAACATTTTGGCTTCCCAACGGGCAGCTATATTAGTATATAAATACTCTTGCTCTTCATCGGTCAGCCGTATATCAAAGTCTTTTATAGAAACCCGATAATTAGCATTACGCCCGTAACTTTGTGTAAAGGTAAATACTACTTCTAAACCTGCATCTTTTAGTATAAATATTTTGATTTTAGTCAGGGCGTTTCCAAAAGTAAACCAACTACTTTCACGGAACCTAGAAGCCTCAGGAACCCATTTAACCTTAAGTTTATCTGTGTCTTTATACTTTTCTACCAATTCCTGGACTGGATAGCTCACTTTCTTTAGTTCTGGCATTTTTGCCTCGCTAGTATTGGGAGGCAACGGATTACTGCCTTTCTGTCTTTTTGAACGACAAAACATTATAACTTACCTGCCATTAATTCTTGAAACGAAATAGGCTTATACTCAGTATGTTCAACACAGATATTAATGTATCTAGAGTCATCAATGCAGTAGTCGTGAGTATGCCCATGAATATTGAATTTCTTTCCTCTTAGTTCATCGGGATGCATTGGGCAGTGACTAAACCAACAGTTACGTTTGCTAAACAAACCCGATACTTCATCAAAAACTTCTGCTAGATCTCGAATTCCTACATTACGTTCAGTGTCATGGTTTCCGATTACTAGTGTCATCTTTTGACACTTAATTTCTTTCAAACGATATAGCCACTCTTTAGTAAAAGCAACATCTCCTAGCAAAATCACACTATCCCGTTTATTTATATTACTAGCAAAGTTTTCGAAAATTGTTTCATGGTGGTCCTCTGCGGACTCGAACTCCGTTCGGTATTTGCAGATGGCTCTATGGCCTAGATGCAAGTCCGAACCTAACATTAGTCTACTCATTACTTATTAGTTCCGAAATTACAAATACAATAAAAGACAGAGCTGTAGCTATAACGCCTAGTACAGCGGATATAGCTGCAGACTGTAAATGGTTCTCTGTCACTTCTGGAACAATTATGCCTGTTGCTACTAAACAGACTAACCAGAAAGTTACTGCTAAAAGTATGCTTCTAATTTTCATAGTTCTGTACCACCTTATATACTCCAAAAGTAAAACCAATAACAGATATAGTACCTAGTACCGCTATTACTACTACAGATACTTCAGGATCAATAGTAGTAGATTGATTGATTGCTTTACTTATAGATAATGCAAGTAAAGAACTTGATAAAAGGAAAGCTAAAAATCCTGCTATTTTTTCTTTCATAATGTTCTCCTCATTTAATATAACCATTATACCTAAAACTTAGCAGTTTAGCAAGTGATTAAATACAGAAA